ACCTCTGCCGTGCGGTCATGCGACACATTATTTAGCGCGAACCGGAACCCGGTTGTGCTGCCAAAATTCACGACGTCCACCACGCCCGCCGCAGATCGTGAGACATTGCGCTGGTCTTGGTAGTACAGGTCTTGTGACTTGTACCCCCAGTACAAATAGATGTCCTGCATTTCTCCGGAGGTGAGCGTTTCGGAGAAAACATCGCCCAGTGCGAACACATCCGCCACCGTCAGCGGCGATTGCTTCGGCGTGCTGGCCAGCGTGGTGATGTAAGTAATGCGACCGACGATCATACCGCCCCCAATACTTGCGCCTGGCGGCTGCGCGGATCAATGAGTAATACATCGCGGTTCTGCACGGCATCTTTGATCTGCGGGATGATGTTTGCCTCGACGTAGTCGGCAGACAGCAGATTCCCGGTGTTGTAGATGTTGATGGTGGCTGGCGCCGGCTGGCTGGCGGACGGCGGCGCAACACTGCCAATCTGGTTTGGATTTGCTGTCTGCCCTGGGATGGCGATGCTGGAGACGCTGCCGCCGCTTGGCGCCGCCCCGCCTGCGTCGCCGCCAAAACTGGCGGAACGCATCGCGTTGATCTGGATCATCTGAGAGGCGAACGCCAGTGCGGCATATGCTGCGCCAACAGCCGGGCCGAACGGTCCGCCTGCCATCACGCCGGATTCATATGCTTTGGTTATGGTTGAGGGTAGCGTGACCGCCGCCTCAGCCAAGCGCGTGACCTTCATCAAATTGAACATGCCTTTGGAATGCTGCGCGCTGGCGCCGATGATCTCACTCAGGGTGCCGGTAACAACCTTGAGTTGTGATTTGGCGGAGAGTTGCCCGAACTTTTCTCGGCTGAGCGCGCCCTTTATGCCCAGATTGATCAGCGCGTCTTCATGATCCGCCCTGATCTGCTCGACCATTGCGGCGTGCGCGGCTTCGTCGGTTTGTGCTTTTTCGTGGTAGCTCTGCGCGGCGGCCAGACGCTCTTCGTAGGCCGCCTGCTCGCTGGCGACCGCGTCCAGGGCAAAGCCTTGGCCGTAGAGAGAGTTCTCGTAGCCATTGAAATCGGGTGTTGCACCTGTTTCTGCCCCCTTGGCAGCCTTGGGCGGTTTAGATGGTTTAGGAGGCTTTGGCGTTTTCCCACCACCGCCAAGATCACCGAGCAGGCTACTCCCGGCGCCACTCGGCGCGACCCGCGCCTCATCCATGCCCTCCATCGACCGGACGATTGCGATCTTTTCTTCTTCGGCAAGGTCTGAAAGTACCTTGAGCCGCGCTTTGAACTCTGCGGTTCCGCCATTACCCCATCTGCTCGGGCTGGTGGCATACTCGATCGCGAGGCCGATCTTCTGCATAACCTGCGCAAAGTCGACGGCAATAAGCTTGATGCCCCCAATGAAAGCGTTAAACTTCGGCACAACCTCTGCCGCAATGGCTATTCCGATGCCTTTGAATTGGAGCAACAGCTTGTCTAGCTGGTCATTCAGGCGCGCGGATTCCTGCGCCATCTGGGTGGTGACAGGGTATAGGCGCTGGCCTTCTGCGATGTAGCCGCTCAAGGCGACCGTCCCCTGATTGAGGAACGGGATCATCTCGGAGCCAATGCGGTCGCCAAATAGCTTTGTTGCCAGCGCGGATTTTTCCACGCCATCCGGCATTCCGGCGAACACGTCTGCCAGCTCGACCATAGCTCCGGCGCCGTCTTTGGCTGTGATTCCCATCTCTTTGAAAAGATCGGGGTTGCCGACCATCACAGCGGAGAGTTTCTGGCTGGCCTTGGCGACTGATTCGAGCGAGGTGGCGTTTTGATCTGCAGCGAACTTCAAGCCGGACAACATCTCGACACTGGTTCCGGTGCGCTCGGCCATCTTGCCGAGTTCATCCGCCGCATCGATTGAGTTTTTTATAAAGACAGCGAATGCGCCGATGGATAATGCGCCGGCCAGTTGGCCGGTTATGCTGTCGGCCAACCCGCCAACCTTGCCGCCCAGCGAGCCAAGCGCAGATTCCGCTTGCGCGGTTTCTGCGGTGATGCGTATCTTGGTTTCGTTATTGGCCATGCTTTTCACCAAAGAGTTGGAGCGCTTCTTTTTCCATCAATTGCAGCCGTGGCAGCAGGTCTGCGCGGTCGATGCGGTCGAACTGCATCAGGTCGAGCAGCGGCGGCATGGCTTCGTATCGCAACCCGATCGGCTCGCCGCCCGGTGCCAGCCGCCATTGCGTGGAGAGCGCGGCAAAAAGGCGAAATGCCGGCCAGTTCTCCGGGTAGCATCCGGGCGCTTCAGCCTTCACGGCAGCCACGCCTTCCTGTTCGCGCTTGAGCCCCATAAGGGCCAGCGCTTCGTCCGTCTTGTCTTCATGGTCTGCGCCGCCCCCGTATAGCGCGCGGGCGACGCTGATCAGTTTTTTCGGTGTGCCTCGATGCGGCCGGTGACGTAGGCGTTGAGCAACAGCACCGGCGAATTCGCCGACACCTTTATCAGCTCGTCCAGCGCGCTGCGGCTGTAGGGTTCGCGGAATCCATCCCATGATTCGATCAGCATGGACAGCACGTCGGCGACGTTCGGGCGCAGGCGCTTGAATCGCCAGGCGGTGCGCAGACGGTGTCGCAGCCCGGCCCAGAATCCGATGCGCTGATAGCCGAGCGCGACAACCAGCGAGATGAAGTCGTCGCTTCCGAGGGAGCGGAAGCGAACCTTGACCCGTTCGGTATCGGTACCGAGCGGGACGCGCAGCTCAACATCGACTTCGAACACCGGATCGGGAATGAGCCTGATCATGCCCGCCCCTTACAGAACAACGATGCGCAGGTCATCGTTGCCTGCGCTGGGCAGCGCTGACACGTCGTAGGTGGTGCGGCGCTGGCCGTTGGTGTAGGTTGGCTTGGGGTTCTTGAGCTGGCAACTCGGTGCATAGACCAACACCTTGTAGCCGTCGGTGGTGCCGTGAACCAGGCCAAGGCTGTTCAGGATGGCACCACGCACGTAGCCCTCGAAGGTGACTTCCTGTGCGGCGGACAGGTCAAGCTCGATGCTTCCGGTGACGCCCTTGCGGTCGATGGTGATGGTCTCGCCGCCCAATAATGTGTCGTGCTGCGGGTTGTTGCCGGTCTTGAAGTTGAGGCCTTTGCTGGGATAGGCCGTGCCGCTGGAGAGCGCGCCGGTGGCATAAGTGCAGCCGAGCAACACGTCGGCGGTGTTGGGGTTGGTGACAACCAGCGGGTCTTTGAATCCGGTGAGCGTGGTGGCCGGTGTCGAGCCGGTGGCGACCACGCCGGCATCGATGCCGATGAAGTTGAACTTGAGAGCCGGTTTGTTGCCGGACGTCATATCCAACTCGAAATCTCCGCGCGCGCCCAGCAGCTTGTACAGCACGCCGCTGTCGTAGTAATAGATGGCGACGGATTCTTCGGCGGCGGAGACCGGCGTGTACTCCACGCGCGCACCGGCGCTGATGGCTTCTGCAAATGCGCATGCGCGCAGCAGCGGGCCGTAGGCGGGAGCTGTTCCAGCCGCGCCGGAGCCGGCCAAATCCACCGAGAAGCTGACCTTCTTCATAATGGTGCCAACCAGTTCAGCGTGTCCGCCCGCGTAGCCTTTCAGGTATTCGTTCGGCACGTAGTTGATGTTCAGCGGCTCGACCGACTGACCATAGACCCGCATGGCATTGGCCACGCCGGTTGGGGTTGGGTCAATGCCGTAGCTGGATTCAATCTTGGCCAGGATGGCGCTGTCGATTTGTTTGCGGGCCATATCAGGACTCCTTATTCATCGTGCGGTTGGTGTGTTCGGTGCGCTCTACCAGCGTGTGCGCGCCGGTCTGCTCGTCCAGCGTGTAGCTTCCGCCTGCTGCGGGCGGCGTCTGCGCTGGCTTGATGGGCGCGGTGTCTGGTGTTGGTTTCTCGGTCTTGGCCATGTCAGCCCTCCAGTGAGGTTGCGGTGGTGCGGTAGTCCACCTGGTATTCGATCTCTGTGTATGCCACCGGCACGTCGATCACATCGCGCTGGCGGCGTGTGCCGCCCTTGCGGATGTCCAGCACGATGCCGCCCAGCGTCAGGTCGGCCATCAGCCGGTTGTGTGTTGCCACCATCATCGGGTCGCACGACAACAGCGCCGACTTGCCAGCGACCCCGCCTTTCTTTGCCGTCACGCGCACGGTGAGGGTGAGCGTGTGGTCGTGCGAACCCAACAGCACACGGTCTGCCGGAACCTCATCGCCCAAATACACCGCGACCATCGGCAGGTCGGCAAGCTCAAAGGCGTAATCAGGATCGTCCACCACGCCGCCAGAACCAATGCCGGTGAGCGCGGGAGCCTCGAACAGGGTCTGGATCGCATCGGCAATCTGATAGGCTTTGGAGGTCATGCGGCCTCCAGTTCAATCACAGACATGCCAGTTCCGTCCGGTTTGATCTCGCGCACGGTGTAGCTCGTGCCGGATACCACCAATGTTTTGTTGCGCTTGCTGCTCGGCGCGTCTGCCGAACAGCAAGTGAATGTGGGGTTGCCGCCGAGCATCATGTTGCCGAGCCCGGCGGCAGAGCCGTTGTCGAAGATTCCATCAACCAAAACGCCGTCGAGCGTCGCCGTACAGTTCGAAAAAGCCGCCACCGCCTGTGCGGCGGTAGCGGTCTCGATTGCAGAGGCAACGTTAGCCATCGCTCAATCAGTCAGTGATGGCCGAGGTATCCAGCGCGCCCGCGTAGCGTGCGTCGTGCAGGATGTAAGTCACTGCGCCGACTGCGTTCGCCATTGCCAGGGAATCGACGCGGATGCAGTCGAAGCCGTTCGCCACATCCAGATCAGCCGCATCCACTTCGATCACGTACAACAGGTTCTTGTTGGCCGTGGCGGCGGTGGTGAAGGTGTTGGAAGTGACAGCAGTCTCGACCAGCGTGTCGCTCGCGCCGGTGTTGGTGTTGGCATACACGGTATCGAAGCCGAGTGCCTTCTCGCCGGTGCCAGCCACTGCGGTGGCTTGCTTCAGGGTGATGTCGCCGCCGGTGACGGCGGTCGCGTTATCAACTGCCAGCACGATGGAGCAGCGCTGGAAGCCTTTGAGGCTGACGTAGTCGCAGTCGCCGTTGGTGAGGGCCAGTGCGCCGATGATGGGCGAGCCAAACACAACCTTGGCTTTGTCGATCAGTTTGATTCCGTTCATGATGTTTTCCTTTTTTCATGGGCCAGCCATTGGCTGGCCCGTGGGTTTAGCTACACTTAAGCGCGGGCTGCCAGTGCCACGAAGTGGCTGCGGGTGACCGTGCTGTTCGGCGGCGTGATGGCTTTTCCCAGTGCGGGCTGGCCATCCATGCGGAAGATCACGCGGAACGCCATCAGGTCTTGGTCGAACCACAGGTGCATGGACGTTGCCAGCTCGATGCCGCCCGCCTTGGTGATGGCGCGGTAGCCGTTCATGTTCGCCAGGATGATGTCGCCCTGATCGCCGACGGTGTCGCAAGCGTCTGTCATCACGATGGGGCGGCCCAGCAACAGACCATCCGGTGCGCCTTTGAAGCCTTCGTTGGCAGGTACCCAGATCGGGTTGTTGTTCAGCTGCAGCGTGACAATCTGCTGGAACGCATCCGGGTTGATCAGCCACTTCAGGTTTGCGCCCGCACCCTTCATTACGCGGCCGTACATCTTGGCGATGTTGGCGGCGACGATGGTGTCGGCGGTCTGGCTGGTCTCTTTGGCCTGAACGACCAAGCTGGCTGCCTTCAGGATGCCTAGCGGCATGCCTGCACCGGTGCCGTTGATGATGGCGTCCTGCGTCTTCCAGTCCACTGCCTCGCCGCTCTTGCGGGTCAGGTAGCTGGACATGGCAGGCGCATCAGCCAACAGCTCTTCGCTGGCGGATACCAGCACTTTCAGTTTGCGCAGCTTGAGCTGAGATTCGAGCAGCGCTGGCTTCTTGGGTGTGGACTGGTTGCCCTCGCCTTCCCATGCGGCGGTGATGCCGGTGGAGCCCCACGGCTGTGTCTCGTCCTTGGGGAAGGACATGGAGTTGCCGCTGATCGGCGTGTTGTCGCAAGCGGCCAACAAAGACTCTTCTGTCTCGGTGTAGCTAGCGATCTCACGGGCGAACTCGGGCGGAACGGCAAAGCCGCCATCAGGGCCGCTGCCTTCGTTGGCGAAGATCGTCGCAGCGCGGGCGAACTTCTCGCTGACTTTCTTGCCAGTGGAAGCGCGCACGACGTCTGCACAAAATTCGCCGTAGTTGACGAAGCCGCGTTTCTGGTCGTCTTCCAGGCGGTCCTTGACGCGAGCGCCTTGGCCGAAGCTGATCTTCTCGCCTTCGGATGCCTTGGTGCGCTTGGCTGCCAGCAGGCGGGATTGGAACTCGGCTACTGTGATGCCATCCTTGACGGCAGCGCGAGCCAGCTCCAGACCGCCGATGTCTGCGTGGTCTTCACCGATGGTGAAGATCTCGTTCATGCGCTTGTTGGTTTCTTTTTCTGCGTCTGCTTTCGCGCGCGCTTCAATGGCGGCGAGGTCTGCTGCTTGCTGTTCTTTGTCCATGACTTGCTCCTTGTTCGTTTGTTTGGTTTCGATGGTTGCCGGGATGACTGGGCTTTCTTCACCTGCTGCGCGGCCAACGCCCACGGTCGTGTCGGCAGGGATGGAAACGAGACTGATCTCGTAAGGCTCCCAGTCATTGACGCGGTAGGTTTCGATGGTGTCGTCGCCGGTTTCGACGAGCTGCGCTTTATGGATCACGTAGCCGACGGAGATATTCCGGCGGATGCCGTCGAGCACGTCCTGGTATACCTCTTCCGCCCGCTCGCTTTTCCCAAAGCGCACAACTGCACGACCTACCAGGTCGCCGTCGATGCTGACGGATTCGATCACCCCGACGATGTCTCTGGCATCGTGGTCACACAACACAGGCCCGCCCGATTTGAGGCGGTCGAGCCTGACGGATTTCTTGCCGTGGTCAAGGATCTCGCGCCCCCACCAGCGGTCGTATGGTTCTTCACTGGAGAACGCCAGATTGACGGTGCGGGTGTCCGCATCGACGGCTTCGCGCGTCACCACAAAGGTGCGCTCGACTTTGGTGCCCGGCTTCAGTGTGTTTTGCTGTTTCATGGCTGCATCCTCGCAAATGGTCTGGACATCGTTCAGGGGAGCGGTGTCCCGCTTTTCTTTTTGGTAGGCTCTGTCTCGGGCTCGGCGGGTACATTCGCTGCAGGGCCGTTGCCGCCCAACTTGATGCCGCGCGCCTTGATCGCGGCCTGAAAGCGCGCGATGTCGTCCAGCACGTCCTCGGCATCCAGCCCTTGCTGGCTGGCGATGGTGTAGGGGCTGGCGAGGCCGTTCTCGATGGCGATGACGGAGGCATTGATGTCCTTGAGCGGGTCCACCCATTGCCAGCGGCGACCTTGGAATTCATGCGCCATGAACTTCTGGCGCTTAGCGGCGGGTAGCGCGGAGCCGTTCGGCAGCAGGATCGCGCCGGAGAGCAGCGCGTTATCCATCCACCCGGCATAGACCGTTTCCAGCAATGCGCCCGCCAGCCAGCGCTGGATCAGCATCCAGTTGTCGCGCTCTTCCAGAGTGCCGCTGCGGATGCTGCTGAAGTTGACGCCTTCGAGGTCGTTGGCCAGCGAGTGGTAGGCCGCGCCGAAGCCACTGCCGATGTCACGCTTGGCACCCTTGACGAAGGATTCATAGTTGGCGTGCGGATAGTCTGGGTTGAAGGACTCGAAGCCGTAGCCTTCCGGCAGCATGCCAAATTGGCCCGGCTCGGCCTCAGTGAAGGGGATGCCCGCTTCGTCTTCACCATCCTGCAGACCACTTGTGGAACCGTCCTTGCTGGTGAAGAAGCCCATCTTGCTGGCACCCACGCGGGCAGCGATGATGGCGGCTTCCTGAAAGCCTTTGAGGTGATGGATGCGGATCATGCTGGCGTGCATCCAGGGGATGCCGCGCACTTGCTCTGGATCGTCGGTGATAAAGAGATGGATGATCTCGCCGGCGGGGATCCGGGCGTGCTTCTTTCCGACAGGGTCGCGCCCCAACGGAGCAGTCAGCAGCCAGTAGGCCACTGGGCGGCCGTCGCCATCCATTTCAACGCCCATAATGATCTGGTTGACGCCGGGCGTCTGCTCGCGGTTGAGTGTGGTGTCCAGCCGCTCGATGTCGAGGAATTGGAGCGCATAGCCGTATTTGTTTTTCGCGCCTTCGCGGATGCGCACCAGCGCTTCGCCGTCGCGTGCAACACCACGGATGATGGTGCGGGTCATGTCTGGGAATGACATTCGGCCAGAGACGTCGCAATTGGTCGCGCGCGACCAGTCCAGCCATGCGATCTCGATGGCGGTGTTAGCGAGGCCGTCTTGCGCTTTGCCGTCGGAGACGCGCGCTTGCAGCGTGAATCCGTTGGAGCCGACCACGTTGGTGGTGACCATCTCCATGTACTTCTGCGCCAGCGGTTCGTTCTTTGCCAGGTCGCGCGAGCGGCGGCGCAGGGCATCCAGATCGGCGCGCAGTTCGGTGTTGATGCTGCGGTCTGATTCTGCCCAGGAATGGGTGAGGCGGTTGTATTGCGCAGCGTCGAAGCGGCGCTTGCTGTGTTGTTTGGCGGGCAGCAGCCGCGACAGCCAATGGGGCACTCGCATCAGAACCTCACGTTGAGTTTATTGCGGGAGCCCAGCCCAAGCGTGGCGCGCTCGGCGTTTTCTTCGGCGCGCACTTGGGCGGCGTAAAGATTGCGCAGCTTCATCAGGCCGGTGAAGTCGTACTTGAAGCGACGCCCGGCGATCTCGGCCTCGACCACGGCCAGCCGCTCGCCGCTGGAGAGCGACAAGATTGCTGCGTCGATAGCGTCCAGCATCTTATTGGCTTGGGTGCGCGAGTCGTAACCGGCTGAGGTGATGGCTGCCAGATTCGGCAGCACGGTCATTCGGCCTTGCGCCACGGTGACGCGGTCGGTGCCGTCCGTTACCCAGGCAACATAGGTGTAATCACCGGCAACCCAATCGTCTGAGGTGGCGATGGGCACGCTGACCAGATGCGCATCACCATCCGCGCTGGCGGTGATGTCGATCTTGGCGGTGGCATTGATGAGGCGGTAGTAGAGCGTCCAGCTGCTGGCAGGGTATAGCGCCAGAGACTTCAGCCAGGTGATAGTGTCACCCGCCCGGACTTTGGACGGCTCAATGGTAGGGATTTCGATGGACATGGTACACAGCATGTCCGACTGCTTGGACATCGTTCAGGGGAGCGATGTCCAACTATCTTTGCTGGCCTACGGAAGGCCGTACTTATCACGGCACGGTGCGCATGCGCCTTGCACCAGTCGCTGGCTTTTTTCTCCACAGGAGTAGCAGGTGCCTGCGTTTCCGGCCGGCATCTTGGCTGCCTCGCGCCTTGCTGCCTCAACTGCACTGGCATTGTCCATCTGCTCGCGCTCGCATCCGCGATCTATGTCGTCCATCACCTTCTCCTATATCCCGACGATGCGCCGGATCTGTTTCGTTGATAACCCAAACCGGGTCGCCAGCATCCTGACGTCGTGGTTGCCGCTATCCCACACCGCTTGTATCTTTTCGTTGCGTTCGGTGATGCGCGCTTCTTTGCCGTGGGCGATGTATGGGTTGTCTCCCCCCCAGTCTGCCCGCACCTGCACCTCGATCTTCGCCGCCAATACATCATCGAACCGCCCATTGCTCTGCACGGCCTGCACGACCCTGCTGAGAATGTCGCGGACGATGTCGTCTGCCACTCACCACCCCTTGACGAAGCCACCACGGCGGCGACGTGCGCGCGGGGTGATGCGGTCTTCTTCGGCATCAGGCGGCGCTTTGGCGACGGCTTGATCCAGCGTTTGTTCCGGCTCAACCTTGACCACGGCGCATTCCCCTTCCAGCGTCACCCGCATGCGCTCCCAATACTTCGGATCAGGTCTGCCCGTCCGGCCGCGCCCGATGTTGATGTCGCGGTGCTGGCCGATGGCCCAGGCGTACACCAGGGTGTCGAGCGGTTCGTTGCGTTTGAAGCGCGCGCCGATGCGGGGGATGTAGCGTTTTTTCTCGGGGTCGTACACTTCAGAGAGCAGACCGTCGTAGTAGGTGTCTTCCAGCCTTTGTGGGAAGTTGAAGGTGCGCTCGGTCTGTTGGCGTTCTCCGTCGGCGGCGAGGTGGGCGAAGATGAAGTCCTTGCAGTGTTCGGTGCCGACGTTCCACACCATGTAGCCGTGGCGGATGACTTTGCCGGTGCGGGTTTTGGTGGGGCTGCTGCCGCTTTGGGCAATGGCGCGACCGATGCGGTTGGTGGCGCCCTGCACGGAATAGACGGGGATGCGCAGGCTGGGGCGCATGACGAAGTTTTTCACCTCTTCAGTGCGGTGTCCCCGGCTGTCTATTCCGGCGGCGCGTATCTTCATTTCTTTGCCGTAGCTGTTGACCAGCGGGCGGTGCAGGAAGGCTTCCAGTTCGTTCCACACGTCTGCACCGGTGGTGTCGCCCTGTATCTCGGTGAAGTCGATCACCCACAGGCGCGCGGGGCCGTGTTCTTCGGCGGGTGCGCCCCAGCCCAGCAGGGTGATGGCTAGCCATTTGTCTTGAGTGTCGATGCCGACGGTGAGGGCCAGCACGCCGGGCGGGATGATGCCTTGCTGGTATTCGCCCGCGCGCGTGGCCAGCTCGTGCGTCTTGAGCTTTTCGGATTGGTCTTCCCACGCTTCGCCGAGGTTTTGGTTGATGAAGCTCTTGAGCTGCACCGGCTCTTTGTGGATGCGCTTGAAGTGGATCACCAGATCGAGCCAGGACGGGCCGAGGCCGATGGGCGCGTAGAGTGCGCTGATGTGGTAGCTGCGCACGCGGCGCTCGGGGTGTTCCGGGATCCAGATGCCGCCTTCGAGCATGGCGGGCTTGTGGTGCTCTTCTATGATGCAGCCCTGCTCGCAGATGTATTCGGCTGCGGTCAGCGTGATGTTGGCTTTGACGTGGCTCCATTGCAGCACCTGCCGCTCGCCGCAATGCGGGCAGGCGACGTGGTAGCGGCGCTGGTCGCCATCCTCAAAGCCGCGCTCGATCAGCGATGCACCCTTAAGCGTGGGTGTGCTGGCGAACAGCAGCTTGTGGCGCACAAAGGCTTTCACGCGCGAGCGCGCCAGCTCCACCGGGTCGCCTTCGTCGCCGATCTGCGCGGGGAAGCGGTCGAGATCATCCATCATCAGGCAGCGCACGGACTTTTGCGCGTAGCTGTTGGGCGAGTTGCCGCCGGCGAGGAACAGGATGCCGCCCGGGAAGTCGATCAGTTCTTTGCTGTGTGCCGCATCGCGGCTGCGCAGCCCGCCCAGCATGTCGCGGATGCACGGCGTATCGGTCAGCAGCGGGTTGAGCTTCTGCACCTTCCAGGTGTCGCGCGCTTCCAGCGTCGGCATGAGCACCATCGCAGGGCCCGGCGCGTAGTCCATGGTGTAGCCCAGCCAGTTCACCGACATCTCGGTGACGCCCACCTGCGACGACTTCATGATCCACACCTCGCGCACGGACGAGTGCAACGACAGGCAATCCATGATCTCGCGCAGCATCGGGTTGCGCGCCGTGCGCCAGCGACCCACCTCACCACTGCCCTTGCTCGACAACACGCGATGGTTGTCCGCCCACTGCGAGACGGTGAGCCGCCCTCGCGGGCGCACCGCGCGGGCGGCGGCGGCGGACATGAGGTGGCGGGCGGAGAGGGTTTGCATGCTATGCCTATCCCCATTTCGCGATCTTGTCCGCGATATCCGTCAGCACCTGTTCGAACGATTCCACTAGCACCGCGCGGACGGCTTCGGTGTCGTTGAGCGGCACCAGCTCAGGCGCGAGACGATCCGGCAACACTTCGAGCGAGCCGCGAAACGTGGCGGCCAGGTCGGCGGCGAACAGGCGGGCTTCTTCGGCATCGACAAGCTTGCCGCTGGCGCGCTCGTATTCCAGCTTGGCGGTGAGCGCCTTGTATTTTTCATTTACCGCTTTGGCTTGTTGGAAGCTGTTGCCGACCGCGTCGTTCTGCGGCGCGCGCGGCGGCGCGGATGCCTCGGGCTGGCGCGCTGCCACCGCGTCCGCGCGGCTGGGGTCGGCGGTCATGGCGATGAGGTTCTGGCTTTTCTCCACATCAACTAACCCATCCGCCGTGAGCACCAGCCGCCCGGCCTGCTTTAGGCGGGTGACGTAGGACTTGTTCTTGCCTAGGATGGCGGCAAATTCTGATTGGGTGGCGGCGGTCATGGTTTAGCTCACCCAGGGAAGTGCTTGCCGGTTACCGCATGAATCGCGCGCTGTCCGGTGTATTCCTGCCAGCGACGGATGATGACGTCGACGTAGTTCGGCGACAGCTCCGACAGGCGCGCTTTCATTTGCAGGCGCTCCGCTGCCATGAGCGTTGAACCCGAGCCGCCGAAGCAATCCAGCACGATGTCCCCGCTCTGCGCGCTGTTGCGCAGCATGCGCTCGATCAGCGCGACCGGCTTCATGGTTGGATGGACGTCGTTGCGCCTTGGCTTGTCCTCGACGATCACTGAGGTCAGCAGCTCCTCGATTTCCGCCTTGCCCTCCACCACGAATATGCCCCCCCCCAGGTGCAATTCCCACTTTCCATCTGCACGCTTGACGAACGGTGAGCCATCGCCCATGTGCTCGATGGTGGTTTTTTTACGCCCTCCGAACCAGCGGTGCGCGCCGCCAATCTTCCATCCGTACAGGATCGGCTCGTGGATCCACTGGTAATCCGACCGCCCGAGCACTAGCGTGTTCTTGCGCCAGATCACAACGCCGGACAGCTTGAATCCGTTGTTCAGCATTTCGCGGGTGAAGTTGGAGCGCTCGGTCTCGGCGTGGGCGACGTAGATGGCCGCTCCCGGCTTCATCACAGTGAAGGCGGCGCGGTAGAAGTCGCCGAGAAACTGTGCAAAGCTGGCGTCATCCATGTCGTCGTTGAGAATGCGCGAGGTGTTTCTCTGCGTGCGTCCGTTGTCTCCGTTATTCAGGAACTCTGCCTTGTCTCCATAGGCGACGTTGTACGGCGGATCAGTCCAGCAGACGTCTGCCATCTCGCTATCCATCAGCGCGGCCATCGCGGTCGGCGTGGTGCAATCCCCGCAGATAAGGCGGTGCATCCCAAGATTCCAGACGTCACCCAGCACGCTGACCGGGTCGGTCACTGGGGGTGGACAATCTTCCGGGTCTTTGCCTGACACTTCGTCGGCGATGCCGAGCATGGAATCCAAGTCCTCGTTGCTGAAACCGAGCAAGTCCAGCGCGAATCCATCCTGCTGCAGCTCCTTGATTTCGGCAGACAGGATGTCGTTATCCCACCCCGCCTGCAGCGCGAGCTGGTTGTCCGCGATCACGTAGGCCTTTTTCTGGGCCTCTGTCAGCCAATCGACCCGTAGGCATGGTACTGACCCCACCCCGATGCTTTGCGCGGCCAAAACGCGCCCGTGGCCAGCCACAATGCCGCCCTGCCCGTCAATCAGCACCGGGTTGGTGAAGCCGAACTCCTGAATGCTGCGCGCGATCTGGGCGATCTGCTCTTTTGAGTGGGTGCGGCTGTTGCGGGCGTAAGGCACAAGCGCGGTGACGGCCAGCATTTCGATCTTGTCTTGCACTTTCATTTGATTCCCCTTTTCGATTCTTGTTCGCGTTCTGCTTTTGTGCGGATGACCATGTCGGCCAGGCTGATGCTGTTGGTGACGGGTTTGAATGGGGTGCCGACTTCGTGTTCGCCTTCGGTGGCGTGAAACCAGTCTGGGAAGCCTTGCATGCCGAGGCGGATGCTGTTGTTGATGCTCTCGGTGCCGAAGGCTTCGCGGAGCTGGTCTATCCAGGCGGCGGTGAGCGGCATGGCTTGGCGCATGGGTTTGGTTTTTTCGGTCATGATGGGTGTTCCGCAAGTGTTCCGCTTGTTCCGCTTCGTTAAAATCGCTGAACACCAATGGCGGCGGGGGTGTTCTGCTTGTTCCGTATGTTCCGCGAAAAAATGTACGCGTGAGAGAGGTGATTTATTTACTCTGCGGCTTTGTTTATGCGCGCGCGCGGGCGCGTTTCCACGGAACAAGCGGAACACAGAGAACACCCCCGCGCTTATTGGCTTGCGTGGCTTTTGGAGTTACGGAACAAGCGGAACACTTGCGGAACACTAGGGCCGAAGTCATGGTTTCGCCCGATCATTAAGTGCGTCGCGAAAGGTTTGGATGCTGTCAGAGATCCACTTTGTCTCGGTGGCGTCCCCCGGCATGGTGGCTTTGTGCTGGATGAGCGCGGCGTCTGGCGGGATATAGACCCAAGCCGCTTCACGTTTTCCGTTTGGCATGTAGATCTGCGTTCGCTTTCTTTGCCATCCGGGCATGCGCGTCATCATTCCGCCGAATTGGCGCAGCGATCTGGGGTTGCGTTCGTTGGTCTCGCGCACCCAACTCATGTACCCTTTGAAAAGGTCTTTGACCTCGACCGGGCAGACAGGGAATCCGGTGTCGCCTTCGAGGTATTGACCGACGAATTCGCGCTCGCCGCTGTTGCTGAGGGTGATTAGTTTGCGCTTGGCGTCGGTCATGGGCGGCCGCTTCTTGGGGTGGAAGTCGCCGAGATCGAGTGTCATCAGGTGGTGGTAGAAGGCTTGCACGCCGCCGTTGTCCAGCTCAAGATAAAGGGAATCGTAGAATTCTTCGCCGACCTGCGGCGGAGTCCAGACCACGAGGTGGCGGCGGTCATCGTTTTCGATGGGCAGCGGCTGGTCGTCGTTAGAGAGGTAGACGATGTTGAGTTGGTTGCGCTGGCGATAGGCGGCGATGTTCTTGGGGTTTATGCGTATCCACTCGCCGGTGACGAGCTCTTTGAGTTCGTTCTTGATGTGCCACATCTCGGCGCGTGTGACGACTTCTTCGGCGAGGATGAAGAGTTTGGAGTCTGACCAGTCGCTGTTGAATTTGTCTTCCAGGCCGCGCTGGTTGAGTACGGTGGCGTAGTTGCCGTATATCTTGGCGAGCGTTTGGAAGACGGTGGATTTACCCGTGCCCTGCGGGCCGTGCATGATGACGGCGCTGGACATTTTGGCGCCCGGGTGCTGCAGCGGGTAGGCCATCCACCGCATGATCCAGGTGAATACTTCCTTGCCATTCTCTTCTTCGCTGCACAGGTATTCGATGGTTTCCAGCAGCATGTCGCAGCGCCCTTGCTTTGGCTCGATCGGCCATCCTTGCCAGGTGTTGAGCAGGCAGTTCTTGTCGCTCCCGGACGGGTCGAACCCGACCTGATCAAGATAGTACGCGCCCCGCTGCACCCACATCGGGTCGCGCTTGATGTCGTCCCAGCGCACCCCGGCGGGCAGCACGGAGAGCATGGCGTCCTTGAGCGCGAGCTTGTTCGTCCAGGTGTCGAACAGCGTCTTGCCGGTGCCGTCGTCGATCGGGATGAAGCGATTGATGGCGTCGTCCATCAGCATGACGGATTGCGCGCGCTTGCGCTTATCCCCTCCCCCTTGTGGATTTTCTCCCGCGACTACTGGTGCGCGCTCGTTCCATTTCAGCTCGTCGAGCTTTGTGTTGATCTGGTTCGCCAGCGTCAGGGTAATCCCTGTCATCACGGCGAGGTCGTTGTAGTCGGTGAGCTTCTTCCCGTCGCGCGGATCTGTGCCGTCGTCGGCGAGAAAGTTCGGCTTCGTCCAGGCGCAAAGATCGATTGCGGAGGCGGCTTGAGAGGCGGCGGTGCAGCCGGGGTTGCCTTCGGTCAGGTAGTCGTCATCGGCGCAGATGAGGATGCGCAGCGCGGGGTAGGATTTGCGCAGCGCCTTGGCGGCCTTGATCAGGTTGTTGGCGCTGAATGCGTATGCAACGGTCTGGCCGGTGGCGTCTGCCAGGCTGGCGCCGGTGGCGAATCCCTCGCAAAACAGCAGGATGCCGTTGCGCTTGATGTGACCGATCAGGCCGAAGGTGCCGGACATGGCCATGCCACTCGGCCAGAACTCTTTGTCGCGCCCGGTCTTGACGCGGCGCGGGTGTTCCTTTGGCAGGATGAACTGCAGGCCGCACACTTCGGCGTGCGTGTTGTGCATGGGGATGACCAGCGAGCCTTTCGCGCTGCTGATGCGGTATTCGTTCGCCTCATCCAGCCCGGTCAGCGTCATGCCTTCCAGTGACTGCAGCATGCGCGCGCCGTTCGGCTTGATCTGCTTGCGCGCCAGGTACTCGTGCTCGGTAGCCGGTGCGCAGTGCTCCCACACATTGGCAGCCCAACGCGCGGCTCGTTTGGCTTCTGCGGCGCGGTCTGCCTCGACCTGCTTGTTGAGCAGCGCTTGCTTGGCTTTGATGGCGGCCAAATCCTCCTTGCTTAATCCGTTGCCGGTGCCGTCATCTTTCGGCAACTCGATCCTTTGTTTGCCATCGTCGTTGCCGTGCCAAACGCCGAACGCTCCGACCAGATAGGTGTTGCCCTTCGGTGATGTCCAATCCCCCAGCTTCGACCACCCGCGCTTCTCGCGGTCTTCACCATCCACCAGCCAGCGCTGGATGCGGCCGCTGGTGTCGAGCTGCTTGTCGATGATCAGCCCGAGCGCGAGCAGTTGCGCCCTGGCGTCGTCGTAGTTGGCGTAGCTCATCGCGCAGTCCTCATGGCTTCGGCGAAGGCGGCGTCGAAGTTCGGCTGGAACTCGGCGCGCACGATCTGATCAGCCGTGCGCTGCAGGTCGAGCACCTTGCGATAGCTGGCAGACCTGACGAAGATGAACATCGCAGCCAATGCACCGCGCGTGACGCGCTTGTAGATACCGGCAGGCAGATGCGTCGGCGCGCCGACCGGCACAATGAAGTAGCCCACCAGCGCGACCTTCTTGCCGCGCCCCTTGAACACCTGCATGCGCGAGCGTAGTGCGCCCAGCATCTCGCCAATCTCTTTGCGGTTCGGGTTGCCGTAAGCGTCCTTCTTGATTCCGCGACTAGGTATCGCACGCCAGCCGGACGGCATGCCGCTCATCGCGATGATTGCCTTCTCGTATGGCTTGTTCCCGCGCAGCCCGCCGGTGAAGTGTTCTTTCAGCAACACTGCCGGCGCAGTTCCGTTTGATGGCTTCTTGTCTTTCAGCCCGACCGTCGCAGTCAGGTTGGCCTTCGTCGCCGAGGTGGAAAACGTCGCGCGCTTTGTGTACGGGCTGGCCGACTTGAACGCACCGGCCATGTCTGCCTGCAGTTTTTTCTCGACAGACTTCGCCGTCTTGGTGATCGCCTGCGCCGCCGCGAATGGCACCTGCTTGCGGCCCATGTCGTTCAGGCTGCGCTTCAGTTCTTCGAGGCCCTCAATCTTGACTGTCAGCATGCGCCGCCCGCCGCGCCACAGTTGACCAACTTTGAAAAGCCACACCCTAGCGGAATATCGCGGTGCGGATTACCCGCAGGGGATAAGGCTAGGGAGGACCCGTGAACTGGCTGAGGTTGTGGGTGCGTTGCAGTCGTTGCAAGCGCGGTGCAACTGTGTGCACAGCCGAGCAGCGGCTTAATTTGTAGGGGGATGGGGAATATCATTTAACCAGCCCCACCTTCTTCGCCTGCTGATGCTCTTCGCGGACGCGCTCGCGCAGGACTGCGAGCGCTGCCATCGCCTCCTCGACTTGCACATCGAAGCCTTGGAACTCGCGGGTGCTGATGTATCGCTTGCCGTCGCCCTTGTCGCTCTTGGCTGCGGTCAGGCTCCCACCTACATCGCCCACCTCCTTCACCATCGCGCACACCATCTGCACCAGCTCGTCGTCGTCTTGATCGTGCACATCCGGGATAGGCACCAGCAAACGGCTGTGGCGATAGGCCAACGCATGCAGCGTGTTATCCCATCCGTCCACCTTGGCCGCTTCGAGACAGAACAAAATCTTCGACAGCTCATCCTCATAGCCGATGCGGTGCGTATCCACACCCTGCGTCAGCTCCTTGCGCAGCGTGCTCTCGGTCTTACACAGGCGCGCAGCGAGGGCCTTATGTCCGCCCGGATACTTGCGCACCGAATCATCCAGCGCATCGAGCGGATGCAGCGCATAGCGTTCTTTGGTCACGGTAAACCCCCTTAATGATTGGCGTAGACAGCCATTGCGCCTCTGGCACAAAGTCCACCCATGAACAACGACGAACAAACAAGAGATCGCCATGCGACCTCCACAGAATAAAAAAGCGCCACCGGCCGCGAGGCAGATGACGCAAGGCCGCTTGCGCGGCACCCGCTCAGGGAGGAGACAGGGATGGTTGCAAGGGCAGGACTCGAACCTGCGACCTCTCGGGTATGAGCCGAGCGCGCTGCCAACTGCGCCACCTTGCGATAGAGAGACTGGAGGCGCATCACCGCACACCCCCGATAAAAAGGGGGCATCCGCTCAGGTGATAGAGTGGAGTTCTCACACAAAACCCCATCACGAAAGGAATGCCCATGAAAGAAGACGAGCTCATAGATCACCTGAACCAACTGCGCGCACAGAACATTGCGCTGACGCATGCGATGGCGACACTGGTTCAGCTTTTCCCGGACGACGCAAAAGCTCAACTTCGCAGCCAATACGACATGCGATGTGCCACGTTCCAGAACGTTGTGACACTTGGAAAAACGGCGCTAGACACACTCCAAATACAGCGAGAACAATTCGCAAAGACACGAGATCGCGTGTTTGGCCTTTTGGAATAAACAGCGTCTGCCCGCCCCAATCGCGAACGATCTGCGCCTTGATCGCGGCCTCTTGTTCTGGCGTGAGGTCGTTCATATCAAGCGGCCTCCTTGGATTGGTTGTCTTCCTCGCATTTCCCGAATACGTCAGAGCGTAAGACCTCTCTAGGGATGCCAGTGAGTTTTGATACTGATGACACGCGCTCCAGAGGCACCTTTTTCCATTGCGACACTGCGCCGCGCGATAAACCTAGCTGAGTTGACAGGGAAACCACCCCGCCGACCTTTGCTGCAATTTCTTTTATGGAGATAGTCATGATGGCGCGCAGTTTAATACCACTAAACACACAATGTCAAGCGATGCTAAACCTTGCGGATTTAGAACGGCTATACACTTCGCAAATGACAATCGGCGCGCGCTTAAAAGAACTACGGGAACGCAACAATCTATCCGGCGACAAGTTTGGAGAGTTGTGTGGTGTATCGAAAGGGATGGTCTCTCAATGGGAGAACAACCTTGTGACCCCGCCGGCAGACAGGTTATTACTATTGCAAAAAACGCTGGAATTTTCTATCGACTGGATATACACAGGGAAAATATCCATCGCCGACGAAATCTCCAGGCGTTTAGGTGTGAAAGAGAGGCAAGCCTGGTATCGGGCAGGGAATTCACTTGCTGAACCAGAGGAAGGCACAAACGGTAAGCAATAACATCCTGACAATCCAAATTCAACTCAGCTTTGATTTCACAAGGGGAAGACATGACAATATCGAAGAAGGTATCCGATCGCTTGGCGCAGCAGCTGAAAAAATATCAATCCATCCTTTCCGACGCAAAAGACCGTGATGTCAGTGAATCCGACACCGTGGTTATCATTGGAGACATGCTGGCAGACCTACTCGGCTACAAGAAATACATCGAGATCACCACTGAATTTGCCATCCGTGGCACCTACGTGGATCTGGCCGTTAAGGTTGGTAGCGACGTGCGCTTCCTGCTGGAGGCCAAAGCCATCGGGCAATCACTGAAAGACAACCACGTTAAACAAGCCATCGACTACGGAGCTAACCACGGCATTGAGTGGATCGTGCTCACCAACGGCGCGGTGTGGCAGGTTTACAAAATCCATTTCCGCCAGCCCATCGACAAGTCACTTATCTTCGAGATTGATTTATTACAGGCCAGCGCAAAGAATCCACAGTTCATCGAGTGCTTTGGCAACCTCAGCCGCGAGGGATTCACACAGTCATCAATGACCGCATTCTTCCAACAACAACAAGCCACTAGTAAATTCTCCATCGCCGCCCTGCTCACCAGCGAACCAATGCTGCAAGCCCTGCGTAGGGAACTGCGCAAGATCAGCGGAAACATTAAGATCGAGAACGACCAACTAGTACACATCTTACAAAACGACGTATTGAAACGCGAAACAGTGGACGGTGACGAAGCTAAACAGGCACAGGACTTCCTAAAAAAATCCTTGCGCGCTGCGGAAAAGGCGAAGGCAAAAGCGCTTCCAACACAAACAGCAACGAATCAATCAACACTTCAAGGGGGTTCAAATGGCACTGACCACTTGTAGTGAATGCAACAAAGACATCAGCGACAAAGCCGCAACCTGCCCACACTGTGGCGCACCGACTGGTAACGAGCCAAAACAAACACATGCCGCCGACCCTAACGCCTGCATCAAATGCGGCACAACCATTACCATCATCACGGTGATCGGCGCCGCCTGACCTGCCTGCGCAGGAATCTCACCTTCCCACAACTAAGCATCTTTCCGCCGTTGCGCCGGAATTCCGCCATCATCAACGCCCATAGTGGTTCGCTGATGCTTAGTGGCGCGGGGCCGCCATAAACAACCCCGCCATCGCGCGGGCAATCACTCTCAACCACATCCATCTCACACCTCAAAATTGAACCGCAGGAAGCCCCTGCGGTTTTTATTATGGCACAAGTTTAGTTTTGCTTGACATGTAATGTTTAGCGGTTCTATACTTGTCCCAACTCGCACCCAGCGAGACAAAAAACGGAGGCGACGATGGACACCAGCAACGACACGATCCCGCTCACACAAGGCGAGCGCATCTTATTCGGCATCGCCACAGCGATCGGTTGCGGCATCTGGCTGCACATCCTTTGGAGCTTGTTCCCATGGGCGCGCCAAACGACTGCACCGCCGAGGAGATCGCCCTTGCCTACCGTCGCGCCGAGCTGCGCAAGATCGGCGTCACGCTCACCCGCGCGCTGCAAGACAGCCTGCTCTACAAGTCGCTGTGCCTGCAGGTGGGGGATATGCGCAAGCACCAAATACCGTGCACACATCTGCACGCCCAGCAATTAACCGAACGGGAGGCAGCATGAACATCTACCAGCAATTTCAAGACGCCTATAAGCGCACCAACGATGCCCGCGCGACATATAAAAGCGCCGAGCACCTCCACTACTACGCGCTCAAACATCTGCGCGACTGCATGAAAACTGACAACAGATACGGCATCGAAAACGCCATCGATCAGGCTGACCGCCTCGAAAAGGAAGTCTGCGCAGCCGAGGCTGAATACTGCAAGGCAGCCGACTCGATGGCGCTGATCTCCGAACAAATGAAGGAGGCCGCATGACTACAAATCCCAAAACAACCGAACGCCCCCGCCGCCCGGCCGTGGCCAAGCGCGCTGAACAACTGAAAGCGCAACACCCAGACTGGACGGCCAACGAGTGTGCGGCACAAGCTAAGGCCGAGTACTTTGCCAAGCAGAAGGAGGCAGCATGAACACCCACCTGATCGCCGTGCTCAACAAAGCCGCGCTGGATGCCGCTGTCATCCTTGACTGGGCCAAGAACGCCAACAACCTCACCGAGCACGAGCGCGACCAAGCCGCCAGCCTCGTCGACCGCCTCTACGCCGCCAGCGAAGCGCTCTACCCTGACCTCACCGGAGAAACCGAACGCGAAGCGCTCTACCTCGCCATCGCCGCCGGAACCGCCTGCTGTGGCGGCGAAGTGAGCGCAGGGCCGGGCTGGTCGGCTGTTGAGGGAGCGCTGTCATGAGCCCGCTGCCCTACGAAATCACGCTCATCAGTGCAGACGTCCGCAAGACGCTGACGGTCATCGCGCTGAACTCTTCGCTGGCCATGATCACCGCGCTGAATACCTTCCCGCAGGTCAGCGGGCCTTGCGCGATCAAGTGCACGCCGGGTTGCAAGCTGGCTGATGACGAAGTGAGGGCCGTATGATGGACAACCTCGACATCATCATCAGCGCAGCCATCGCCATCGTCGTCGTCCTGATCGGCTTGCCCGGCCTTTGGCAGCAGACCATCAACGAGCTGGGCAACGGCCCGTTCCGGTATCCCGTGCGCGAAAGCATCCCCCGGCGCATCGCCACCTGGCTGCGCAGAGTCGTCCGCAAGCTGCGCCAACGCTGGCACACCGACATGGCGTTCTACGACTACTGGCTCCGCCTGCGCCACTCGCGCAAAGAAGCATGGCAAGCCGCCCAGAGCGTACTGGGATGAAATACCTCGCACCCGGCTGCTACTACTGAAACAACTCGCCACCCAATAAGGAGACCGCCATGAACGCATCCGACCAGATCCTCTACCTGCACATCGACCAGCTGCAGGCATCCACCACCAACCCGCGCAAACGCTTTGATGATGCCAAGCTGCAAGAGTTGGCCAACTCCATCAAATCACACGGCGTGCTGCAGCCACTGCTGGGCCGCGAGCTGGTGCAGGAGGAAGGCAAGCCCCGCCGCATCGAGATCATCGCGGGAGAGCGCCGATACCGCGCCAGCAAACTGGCAGGCGAGACCAACATCCCCGTCATGATCCGCAACCTCACCGACACTGAAGTGCTGCACGCCCAGGTGATCGAGAACCTGCAGCGCGACGACCTGCACGAACTCGAAGAGGCTGAAGGCTACGAACGCCTGCTGCAAGAGAAAGACCGCACCGGCCAGCGCTACACCGCCGAGACCATCGCCGCCGAGATCGGCAAGAGCCGCGCCTATGTGTACGCCCGCCTCAAGCTGCTCGACCTGTGCCAGGAAGCACGAGACGCCTGCTATGCCGGCGAGCTGGACGCATCAACTGCCCTGCTGATCGCACGCATCCCGGTGCACAAGCTGCAGATCGAGGCGCTGAAGGAAGTGACACGCAAACAAACCTACGACAGCCGAGCGCAAGGATGGGCGGAAGGCGACAAAGCCCTATCCTACCGCGCCGCACGCACCATCCTGCAAGAGCGCTACATGCTCGACCTTGCCGATGCCCCTTTCGACATCAAAGACGCCACGCTGGTACCGAAGAGCGGCAGCTGCACAGCCTGCACCAAACGCACCGGCAACCAGCCCGAGCTCTTCGACGACGTTGGCAGTAAAGACGTCTGCACCGACCCCGTCTGCCATGCCCTGAAAAAGACCGCCCATGTGCTGGCGCTGCAGAAAAAATATGAAGAGAAGGGAGACACGCTGCTCGTCGGGAAAGACGCCAAGAAGATCATCCCCAACAACCACATGAAGATGGTGGATGAGTGCTTGAGAGACCACGGCCTTGTCGACCTGGGCAACATAGTGCCAGGCGACGAACAGAATCGCACATGGCAGCAACTGCTCAAGCAAAAGAAGCTCATCGACACCAAGAGCGCGGCCAAGCCAGCGCTGGCTAAGACCATCATCGAGAACCCGCGCAACACCGAAGTGATGATCGAGACCGTCAATATCGAAGCCGCCACCAAAGCGCTGCGCGAGGCCGGGTTCGAGATCACCCTCAAAGGCAAGGCAGAAAGCAATACCGCCGCCAGCCAGCACCCCAACGACAAATACGCCAAGGAACGCGAGAAACAAAAGCAAGAGCTCGCCATCGAGAACACCTTCCGAGGTCGTCTGTTCGACACCCTACACACCCGCATCGAGACCGACATGATGGACCCGACATCGAACACCTTCCCCGTGCTGTATCGAATGGTGGCAGTCAAGATGATGAGCGATATGTACTTCGATGACGAGGAGATGCTGGTCCTGATGCGCAAGTTCACCACCCTGCCCGAAGCAAAGGACGGGGAAGAGATCGACTGGCAATCACACATCACGGAGTTCCAAGAGAACCTTCCCAACTTCACCCCCGCACAGCACCTCATGCTCATCATCGAGATGACGCTGCTCCTGGGTGAGATCAGCACCAACTACAACAACAGCCAAGCTACTACCATGCTGGCGCTGGCCAAGGAACTCGACATCGATGCCGACAGCCTGCGCAAGGAAGCAGCAGCCGAACACAAAGCCAAGATCGCGGCGGAGAAGAAAGCCGAGAAGATCAAACCGAAGAAGGCGGAACAGGAAGCGGCGCCAGCGGCCAAGGCAGCAACGGTGCGCACGGCTGCTGAGTGGCCGTTCCCGATGCCGGTTGAGCTGGAGATAGCTTCGTGACCAAGAGCCACCACCTCAACCGCACACGCGCCACCTGGACTGACGACATGATTCAGGCCCTGCGCAATCGCTACCCGCACGAGCGCACAGCCGACATCGCGCGCGACATCGGCATTCCGCTCGCCAAGGTCTATGCCAAAGCCTCATGGCTCGGCCTGAAAAAGACTAAAGAATTCCTGGCATCACCAGCATCTGGACGAACGAACGGCCGCCAAGGTGTCGGCTCGCGCTTCCGGAAGGGCACCAGACATGGAACAAGGGCAAGCACTATGTCGCTGGCGGACGATCTGCCGACACGCGATTCAAAAAAGGCGAGATGCGCGGCGCGGCCCAGCACAACTACGTCCCCATCGGAACTCTACGCATCAACGACGACGGCACCCTGCAACGCAAGATGAACGACGACCCAAACATCATGCCCGCACTGCGCTGGGTCGCCGTCCACCGTCAAATGTGGATCGATGCCAACGGCCCTGTTCCAGATGGGCACATCGTCGCCTTCAAGCCAGGCATGCGCACCAACAAACTCGAAGAGATCACTCTCGACAAGATCGAATGCATCACCCGATCAGAAAACATGCGGCGCAACACCTACCACAACTACCCAAAAGAGATCGCCCAGGTCATCCAGCTACGCGGCGCGCTCACCAGACAGATCAACAAAAAGGAGCAATCCCATGAGTAACGAAAGCAACAACATTGTCGACTTGCGAGCCATTCTTTTTGAAACCATGCGCAAGCTAAAAGACGGAACCATCAACATCGAAAATGCCAAGGCAGTGAGCGACATCGGACAAGTCATCATCAACAGCGCCAAGGTAGAGGTGGATGCCATGCGCGGCGCGGGCATCGAAGGCAGCGGATTTATTCCGGGGGCAACAGAGGATAGGCCAGGCATCACCCGCCTGCCCGGCAAGACGATCCACAAGTGCAAGTAATGACCGAACTCACTCTCTTCTGCTCCAGCGCCCTCGTCGTGTTCGCCCTCGGCCTGCAGCAGCTCAACGTGCAGGGCAATCACTACGTGCTCGCCATCATCACCAGCTACGCCATCGGCGCGCTCAACCTGTTCATCTGGCACACCGTGCCGCACATGAGCTGGTCCGAGATCTTCGCCACCCTCAACGGCGGCCCCGTCGGCATCATCGCCGCCATGTGGTCGCACCCGAAGCTTGTGAAGATCATCCTGAGGCGTAAAGCATAACCATGCGCACCCTAGACCTCAACGAAGCCGCCCAATTCCTGCGCCTGCACCCGCACACGCTGGAGGCGAAGGCGCGCGCCGGAGAGGTGCCGGGGGCCAAGCCGGGTAAATGTTGGGTCTTCCTTGACGTTGACCTGGCCGAATGGCTACGCGCACAATACCGTGATAAGACTCAGGGAGAAACAGAATGTCGCTCTACAAGCGTGGCAGGATCTATTGGTGCAAATGGACGATCCGCAAAACAGAGATTAGAGAAACTACTGGCACAGCCGACCACCAAGCCGCGCAGGAATACCACGACCGCCGTCGTGCTGAAATTTGGCGAGAACAAAAACTTGGCGACGTCCGCATAGCTAGCTGGGAAGAAGCCGCCCTGCAGTGGGTCGAAGAACACGCCATCCACAAGGCCAGCTACGAGACCGACCGCGTCCGCTTGATATGGCTCAACGAGAGACTGGCCGACAAGCCGATCACCCACATCACCACCGACGCACTGCTCGCCATCCGCAAGGAATTGATGCAGACGCGCGCCGCCTCCACCGCCAACCGCTTCCTCGCCATCGTCTCCGCCGTGCTCAACTACGCGCACGCCAAGGGGCTGCTGGCTGGCGTGCCGAAGATACCCTACCTGCCGGAGAACAACGACCGCTTCCTGTGGATCACCCGCGCACAGGCCGACCGCTTCACCGCCGCCCTGCCTGATCACCTGTCCGCCATGACCAGACTCGCGCTGTGCACCGGCCTGCGCCGCGCCAACGTCACCGGCCTGATGTGGGAGAACATCGACATCGAGCGCAAGATCGCATGGATCTGGCCAGATGAGGCCAAGGCAGGCAAAGCGATACCCGTCCCGCTCAACACAGACGCGATCGCGGTGCTAAAGGAACGATCCGAGCAAAAAAAGAAACTCAAGAAGATCACCATCGCCGATGCCCGCTATGTTTTTACGTTCCGAGGGAAGAAGATCGAGCGCACCACCACCAAGGCGTGGTACGCCGCCGCTACAGCCGCCGGCATCGATCCGGCATTTACCTTCCACGGCCTACGCCACACCTGGGCAAGCTGGCACGTAATGAGCGGGACGCCGCTGACGGTACTGAAGGAACTGGGCGGCTGGGCCAGCCTGGACATGGTGATGAAATACGCCCACCTCGCACCCGGCTACGTGGCCAACTACGCCGAGAACATCACCAGCGCGGCGCAGGCCCGTGGGTGCAATTCTGGGCACAGCGCCGAAGATGTTAGCGAGGACTATCGCCAAGACGGCGGGAAACTGGGGTGGCTGATGGGGCTCGAACCCACGACAACTGGAATCACAATCCTACAGCGCAAGAAGAAAGCCGCGTAAATACAGATAGATGGAAATTAATCATGTGCCGAAAAGACGCCTCAAAACACGGCGAAGTCACGTAGACGCCGAGCAAAAATTGGCACAGCGAATCTACCTTCATTGCCCCACAAAAAAAGTTGTTGACTATACGCGCAATGCGCGTATAGTGAGAACCGTCGGCACAGCGCAGACACCGCACCTCGGGACTCGGGGATTGGAGAATAAAATGACTGCATACCACCTACCCGTAATTAACGTCATCCCATCTGATTACAATGGCAACCCGCAAGCCGCCTTAGGGTACGCATGGCAAGACCTTGAAAATAAAACACCTGGATCTGATGTAATCGCCATCAAAGATCCAGAGACAGGCATCGATTACAAGGCGGCAGTCAAAGCCAAGATGGCCGAAATGGGCATCACAAAGGCAGCCTACAACTGCATGTGGTGTGGCGGCGTCTGGGACGTTATGGAGCTTTCCGAGCAGGAGCCAACCCCGGAAAAAACAGAAGCCTCAGGGGAAGAACTTACAGAAACAGCCGCGATTGTTGCAGCCTTAGAAAAAATTGAAATCGAAGAGCAAGAAGCGCGTAGTAAACATCATGCGGGGTATTGCATAAAATGCCATACCTACTGCTACGGAGATTGCGACGCATAAATGAGCAAGGCCGCCTCACGGCGGCCTTGCTTTGCTGATGTAACACCTGTTTATGTTTCAATCCATCAGGCCGCTCGCGCGGCCCGCTAACTGCAAGGAGAGTGTGCCATGACATCGATCAAGCTGCAACGCGCCTATGCTCTGTGCAATCTGGCCAACATGTCGGTAACCCGCAAAGCCATCCAACAGGAGTTGGACACCGAGGCCGAGATGCTCCACGACCTGACCGCGAGGCAACTCGCCGCCGTAATCCGGTTGATCGAGCGAAATTACCACAAGGGCCGGGCAGCGACCAACGCGGAGATCGTGGACGGGGATGCGTTATGGATCGGCTCTGACATCAACAAGCTGATCCCGCTCGCCGCGCTGCGCGCGCTGGTCATCGCCGAGAATGAATTCGGCGGCAGACACTCGCATCAGCCAGGGGTCGCATAATGAGCGCAGAAAAATGGTCCGGCGCTGGCCGGATCAATGTGTTGCAGCTCATGTCCATGCTGCATTACATCTCCCGCCATGGCGGCGTCGCGATCCCGGAACTGTGCGCCGATCTCGGCTTGTCTCGCGCCACCGTCTCGCGCTACATCAACACCGCAAAACATCAATACGGCGTTGATATCAACTGGAGAATCGATAACTCAATGCCATCTCACGGCGAGTACAGCATCGACGACTGGGGTGTTTTCGACCAATCCAAGGTGGATAAATTTTTAAAGAGGCCAAAATGAGCAATCATCCGAACCGGGGCCGCACCGAAAATGCGGCACGCAATCCAAACCCAGCCGAAATAAAAGCTGGACGTGAAACGCTTGGGCTTTCTCAGACTGCGGCTGCGCAGGTCGTCCACACGACTTGCCGGACGTGGCAGCAATGGGAGGCCGGAGACAGGCGGATGCATCCGGCCTTTTGGGAATTATTCGCGCTGAAAACTCACCACCGATAAGCCACCCCTATCCCAGCGAACCACCTCCCGTCCGTATCCAGCGAGGCATTCGTGCCGAGGTGCAACGCTTTGACCTGCAGCAGGTCTTCGCGCAGCAGGATGCGCCCTACCCGTTCGCCGCCGGGGGTGAGGCCGTAGCCTGCCCAAAGCTGACCGCGTTGTTCGGTGGCGAGCCAGGGGTGGGTGAGGCGCTGGGTGATGGCGGTGGTTTGACCGGTGGTGGTATCGAAAAGGGTGACGACGGATTGGGGGTGTTCGTCGCTGGGGACGATGGCGGAGGCGCTGACGTGCTGTGCGGGGTTGTTGCGGATCTCGGGCGGGAGGTCGAGCTGGTCCTTGGCGGCGGGGCCGACGACGACGACGCGACAGTCTTTAGGCTGGACGGTTTGGGTGCCGGCATTGGCGATGCGCTTGTCGGGCTGGGCGGGTTGCCAGTCGTCCACTGGCTGGGCGGGTCTGTAGGCCAGCCATGCGCCGAGCACGACACCGGCGGCGAACAGCGCCAGGAGAAGTACGACGGTGAGCAGTGCGCGCTGGGCGGTGTTTATGGCATTGAGGACGACCATTACTCACCCCCGCCTTTGTTGAGCGTGCTGTCGAAGGTGTAGCCGATGCCGACCAGCGCGATGAGGGTGTTGATGGTGGGGTCGTGGAGGTGGCCCGACCGCAGCAGCGCCCAGACCAGCTCGGGGTTGATGTTGTCTGCCGCGCCGGAGCTGACCGCCTGCCAGCTGGCCAGCAGGAGCAGCAGCAGGACGACGCCGCTGCGGTCGGGGCTTTCGGCCAGCAGGTAGTCTTTGAGCGAGCCGCGATGCCGTCCGGTCTTGCGCACTTTGCGGTAGTGCATGTAGGCACCGATGGTCAGGCAGATGAAGGCGGCCGCAAAGGAGAGGATGCTGGTAGTGTGTTGGGCTTCGTCCATCATGCCACCCCGCTGCTGTAGCTGGGCACGCCAGCGGAATCAAATGTGGCGGTCATCACTTGGCCGCGCGGGTTATCGGCGGTGCCGACGTGTACCCATGTGCCTTCCATGATGATCTGGTCGATGCTGCGCATGAGGTGCGGCTGATGCGAAACGTGGCGGACGATCTTCAGCGGCGTGCCGAATGCGCGGGCGGTGATGTCTGCCACGTCTCCGCGCGGGTGGCCTTTGCGGGCGAAGTACACGCCCCAGCTCGCCTCGTCTGCCATGACGCCGTGGCGCACACACCAGGCGGTGAAGTCCTTGCGGCATAGCACGCGCTCCAGCGCTTCGCAGCGGTAACCGGAGTTGACGACGATATACACCGGCCTGCCGGCGGCTTCGCGCAGACTGGTGCGCATCGGTTCCAGCACGTCTTCGGCGAGGCGGCGCAGGTTGTTGATGACCTCGGGCGGCGGGGTGTTGTCGATCCCCAGCCGGGTGGCGGTGTCGGACTGGCACAGTTCGTCCAGAGAGAAATGTTCTGAAAGCATCATGGTCATGATCAACCTCCTTTGATTTTCTCCACGACGCCCGCCCAAAGTGCGGCAGCG